GTCACTCAGTAGGCGGGGTGGCCTGGGTGGGAGGGGACGCCTGGAGTTTGGCCTTGGCGTCGTCGACCTTGTGTTGGGCGAGGCCCTCCCGCCGGAGCCACTCGATGGCCTGCTTGAGGTTGGCCTTCGCGGGGTTCTTGAGCCGCCTGTACATGGGGTGGGTGGCGTCGTCGACGGTGTGGGGGGTGTCCTCCTCCAGGTAACGGAGGAGCGTGAGGAAACCTCTGCGGACGGGGGCGGTGTATTTCATGGGAACTCCTGGGTTTGAACCGATCCGATCGTACGACGTCCCGGGCCTCATCCTCAGCCAGGCGGTGGGAGGGGACCTGTCCTGGGAGAGTGTGACGGGCGCGATCTTCAGGCCCGCGAGGCTGACGCCCGACGAGCGGAAGTCGCTCGCGGACCGCATGGTCGGGGGTGCGAATCCGGTCGTGAAGGCGGCCGCCGAGATCGCCACCAACCCGTGGGTGTGGGCCATGTTTCTGGCGACGCCCGTGGGCGAGAAGGCCCTCATGAAGGGGCTGCCGTTCTCGTGGGTGGCCAAGAAGTTCAGCGCCTACCAGCGGGATAGCGGGGGGCTCCTCAAGCACCTGATGACCCCCATCAATGAGCTGAGGGGCACGGGGTTTGAGAACGCGTCGCTGGCGGTGCAGGAGCGGCTCGCGTACGCGCTCCGGGACGTGCTCGGGAAAAGCAACCTGGACGAGGCCGTCAAGGGGCTGCTCGCGAAGTTCGACGATCTCCACGGGAAACCGCTCGCGTGGGACCCCGTGGACCCCCTCAACCCCATGTCCTATGGGAGGGGATCGGTCGAGCGTGCGATGGTCGAGGAGTACCAGAACCTCGTGACCGCGAAGGCGGCCCGCCTCGACATGGGGGATCGGCAGCTCATCAAGGGGGGCAAGACCAAGTTCAACGTGAAGAGGGGGCTGGACGAGACCGGCGGCACCAAGGTGGGATGGCCGGCGGAAGAGGTGCAGAGCGAGCTGAAGACGGGGCACCTGGAGGCCGTGGAGCAGGCGCGTCTCGATGCGACCCGCAAGATGTCCGTCGTGAAGATGCGGGAGGAGCAGGTCGCCTGGAACCAGTTCCGGAAAGAGAACCCCGTGGAGGCCGCGAGCCGGTATCCCCGGGGCTTCGAGGACTGGTGGGCGGAGAAGGGGTTCGAGGCGGTCCCCGTGGAGTCGACCACGTTCATGCACGTGAACAAGGAGTCGATGGTCGTCGAGAAGAACCCCGCGATCCTGGAGCCCGGCAAGCTGGACGAGAGGCTGGCGGCCTACGGGGAGGCGCACGCCAAGTATCTGGACGCCGTGAAGGACGCGCGCCAACGAATGTTCCTGAAGGCCCTGGGAGACGAGAAGTACTACGCGGAGACCGGGAAGTACCTCCGGGAGGACGGATCGTTCGCGTGGGACGATGACAAGCTCACGAACCTGCTCACGAATCTCCGGCGGGAGCGGAAGGGGACGGTCGCCAATATTGATGCAGACGCGGCCGAGGTGCAGGGTAAAGAGCTCCTGATGTCGATCGTGGGGCAGGAGGGGTGGGAGACCGCGAAGGAGGCGGCCCAATCACCCGAGGGTGTCCGGAAGGTGGTGGAGCTGCTCAAGCAGGTCGTGGAGCCGACCGCCTGGGAAGACCCCTACTGGATGCCCCGCAACACGTACCGGGTGGGCAAGATCAAGGTGAACGGGGAGTGGAAGGTACCCCCGAGCACGACGTCGACGCACCTGCGGCAGGCGGAGGTAGCGCCATGGGCCGCGAGCGTGGGTGACGCCCGGGTGACGCCGTTGACGGCGCACGCGGACGTGTGGGACCCGGAGTACCTCAAGTGGTTGAGGGACGCCGACCTCATGACGGAGGATGGGGTCAACTTCATCGACGTGAATCAGCAGCGGATTGATGATGCGTGGCTGGGGCGCCCCGGGAAGCCCAACCCCGTGACCGGGGAGGTGACGCGGACGCACCCGATGGGGTCCGAGGGCAAGCTCACGATGGTGCGGACGGCCCGCTTCCACGACAGCACCGAGCGATACCTCAAGGACATGGGGCACATGGCGGTCGTGGAGACGAACCCGGCGCCCGCGTACCTCGTGGACCTCGACGATCGCTTCCTGAAGGAGGGGTACATCGACGAGTTCGTGGGCGCCAACAAGAAGTCGACGGTGGCCGGCGGCGTGGAGGTGCTCCGAAACCAGAGCCTCAAGGAAGTGCCGAATGTCGACCCCTCGAAGATCACGATCGCGGACCTCTTCGAGCGGATGCACCAGGGCCTCAAGAGCGAGTATCACCAGGGGCTCCTGCGGGAGATGACCGGATCGCTCGTGGGCCGGATGGGGGTCGGGCACGTGGCGGTGCATGACAGCATCCTCCAGAGCCGCAAGTACGCGAAGGACTTCGCGGACGGGTTCCTGGGCAAGGTGCTGGAGAAGCACGCGGGCAAGCGCGGCAAGGCGTTCGTGGAGGGTCTCCGGGAGTACGGAGATCCGGGCAGCCTCACGAAGCCCCGCGACGTGGGCGGGTTGGTGGCCAGCTACCTGTACACGACGCACCTGGGCCTGAACCTCGCGAGCGCCCTCACGAACCTCACGCAGCCCCTGCTGATGGCGGCCACGGCGGCCCCCCTCTCCGACGTGGTGGGGGCGTGGGCGTCCAGCGTGGGGGAGATGCTGGATTACGCGGCGGACCGGGCGACGTCGCCGAGGCTGGTCGTGAACCAGGCGGAGAAGCTGGCAAGGGTGCGTAAGAGCTTCCGGTTCGCGAGCTTCGATCCACTCACGGGGGGGAAGTCGCCCGACGGCATCAACCTGATCGGGATCGGGCCCAACCAGCACGACGTGCTGGACTCGATGGTGGGCCGGTCGGATACTGCGTGGGATAAGACCGTGCGGTTCATGATGAGCCCCTTCGAGAAGTCGGAGTGGATGAACCGCAACTTCAGCGCCCACCTCATGGAGAGGCTCTACAAGCGGCATGGATTGCCGGTCACGGGCGACCAGTTCATGCAGGACGCGAAGGGGTTCATGATGCGGACTCAGTTCGCCCAGGATCCCATGAACACCCCCGCGATCTTCCAGAAGCTGCCGCCCCTCATGAAGCAGTTCCTGTCGTTCCCCACCCGCCAGATCACGGGTGCGCTCTCCGAGTTCCCGGTGATGGGAGGGGAGGAGAATTACTGGAGGGGCCTCTGGAACACCGTGGGCCGGGGCATGGGGATGAGCGCCATCGTGTACGAGGCCGGGAAGCACCTCGCGGGTGTGGACTTGTCCAATGGGTTGTTCGCGGGTGGCACGACCGCGATCTTCCAGGGGGAGGGTGTCATGCCGACGCCCCCGATCATCAGCATCCCCATGGACTTCATCAAGGCGGCGTCCGGGGAGGATGCCAATGGCCTTGCGAACACGCTCGCGAGGCTGGTGCCGGGCGGCGTGGCGTTGTCGCGGGCCATGGGCGTGATGCCCGATCTGTCGGACAATTGGATGACGGCCCTGCCGGGACTCCTCCAGAAGACCTACGTGGACTGGAACGATCCGGCGCCCACGGGCGAGGTGCCCCTCTACAAGCATGATGGGACGTTCGTGGGATACCACAACCCGAGCCTCCTGATCGCGAAGGGGCTGGGCGTGGACCTTGGGAAGTTCCGGACCAAGGGCGAGCTCGATTTCTATTTGAGCAAGCAGGCCGACATGACCCGGGGGTACAAACGCCAGTACCTCACGAAGCTCGCGGGGAACGATCTGGCAGGGGCCCAGGGGGTGGCGGCGGAGTACTTCGACCGCGTGAAGGTCCCCCTCACGGTCAGCAGGGACAACGTGCAGGGGTTCCTCCGGAGTCAGACGAGGGCGCGTGGGGAGCGAATCCTGGATCGGCTGCCGGCGGAGGCACGGCCGGCGTACGCCGCCTACGTGGAGCAGGGGGGAATGGCCGCCAACCTCCCGCCGGGGGCTCTCCAGCGAGGCCCCACGGCCACCAGGCGTGACCCAGACCGGGCCAATGCGCCCTCCATGGAGGACGTGCGGCGGATGGTGGCCGCCCACCAACAGGCGGTCGCGGAGAGCCCCTCGGCGTTCGGCGGGTTTACGGCCTTCGGGCGGTGACCCCGAATGTCCAGACGGACGTCCCCTCCCCTCTCTTATACAGGATTCTCTCCCAAAGGAGAGTGTGAGGGTTGGTACACCTGGTACATCAGTGGTGGGGCTTCCGATCCAACGCGGAGACCGTCTCGTAGAGGAGGGTCCAGTCCACGCAAGGGCGTTTCACGCGGGCGGAGGGATGGGGTCGGAGGCGGCAGCCGTAGGCGGCGTCGTCGATGTAGACGTGGGCGTACACCTTCGGGGATTCGGTCCAGGTGTGTTGTTCGGGGTTCTGGTTGACCCCCCACCAGGTGATGCCCCGATCCCGACTCCACCAGAGCGCCTCTTCAAGGGGGCGCCCGCTCCGCATCGTGTAGAGGATGAGGCGGTGTCCGTCCGCCGTGAGCCTCTTGAGGGTGTCGACGCACCCGGGGACGTCGGGGCCCAGGTCCGGGTAGAGGTGGCCGACGCACGTCCCATCAAAGTCCACGGCGATAATCACGAGGGATCTCCTTCGGGAGTGGCGGGGGTTGTGTCCGCGTACACGATGTTGGACCCAAAGATGCGGGTCACATCCTCGGGGGTGAGGGAGGACTTGAAGTTCTTGAACCCCGTCACGAGTTCCTGGAGCTTGGGGGTGAGTTCCTTCTCGGGGTCATCAAGGATGAAACGGGCGGGCTTTTCCACCTCCTGACGAAGGCACTCCGTCACATCATCCGTGAGCTGTTGGAGTTTCTTGGTGGGAGGGGACGTCCGCGTGCGGTGGCGGAGGAGCAGCAACGCCGAGTAGCCGAGCAGGTCGATGAGGGTGTCTTCGAGGGGCTCGTCGGTGGGGTCGATGGTGGGGTCGGCGCACAGGGAGTAGAGCCGGGAGACCTTGTCGCCCATCCGGAGGGTGATGCCCAGCTCGGTGGAGAGGCGGCCGTTGGAGAGGGTCTCGACCAGGTTGAGGTTGCCGAAGACGTCGCCCGAGCCCGCGTACGCGGCGTTGCGCTGGGCAACCTTGGGGACAGCCTTGTCGGCCAGTTCGCGGATCACGGCGAGCAGATCGTCACGAGTGGGTTTCAGAGTCACGATTGTTTTCCTTTGCGAGCAGGTTCCAGCCGGCGCACAACTGGTCGGAAATGGCCCAAATGACGTGAGTGTCGAGTTTGTCGGAAATGCGGGCAACGAGAACGAACCCCTGCCCGCACTCGAAGCCGAGGTCAAAGTCCCCGGGGCTGCGGGGGCTCAGCCGGAGCTTCAGGATCTCGTTGGAGTCGTGAAGGGGATGTATCATGGGCAGGGGTCCTGGTATTTCGGGGAGCGGGGGAGGAGGCGGCCGCGACCGGTCGTGGAGGTCTTCGAGAGGTGGAAGCCGCCGCAGAGGGGGCACTCGTAGATGGACTGGCGGAGGCCCCCGAAGCGGCGCTGGAGTCCGATGGCCACCTTCTTGGCGGAGTTGCGGGTGCGGTAGCGGACTTTGTCGGCGCAGGCGTAGTCGGCCGGGGAGCGCTTTCCCTTCATGAGCGGGCTCCGATGCGGACCCACACCTGGAGGTGGGTCGGGAGGTGGGGTGTGAAGACCCGGAGGCTGCATGGGACGAGGCGGGGGATCAGGTAGGGGAGGCACGGGACGGGCGGGTCGTGGAGGAGCCAGTCCTGGTTGGCCCTGGTGAGGAGGCACCGGAGGCTGCGGAGCTGGCCGTGGGCTCGGGGGCGCCACGTGAGTTTGAGGGTCGCGAGGTTCGGGAAGGGGTGGTAGACGAAAGGGAGGGGTTCCGCCTCCATGATCGTCTTCAAGTGGTCGTCCCCTCCCACCATGTGTTGGGGGTGGGTGGAGAGGACCAACCAGTGGTTGAAGCCTCCCAGGTGAGGCGTGGAGACGAAGGCCGGGAGGCACGGGATGCAGAGGGTCCGGGATTTGGGGATGATCCAGGCTCCCGGGTTGAGCGGGAGGTTGGAGGCTTCCAGGGCCAGGGAATCCCCGGGCGTGTGGGCGATGGTGTTGGGGGCGACCAGCTCCCCCTGGAAGGGGTGGTCCGTGAAGTGGGGCATAATGCCCGTCGCTCGGGTCCAAGCTGCGAGGTTGGGGTGCCGATATGGGTGTCAGGCCACACGACCCAGGCGCGAGGCCTGGAACCCCCCGGTGTAGGGGGTTGGGCGAAGACTCCCCCGGGGCCGATGAGCTCCCCGGGGGGCCACTCAGACTCCGAAGACCCCCCGGAACAGGTGTTGCTCCGGGGGGCAGATGGGAGGGGACGATCGGTCGGACCCAACGTAGCGGGTCCGGGGGGTCGGGTCAAGGGCCGATCAGGAGAGGCGGTCCCGGATCCAGTCGGTGCGGACCGTGACGTCCTTGCCCTCGGCGTTCTTGTAGGAACGGTGGGAGATGTTGACGCCCACGGTGAGGGAGGTGGCGTCGCACGCGGCCTGGATGGCCTGAAGGTCGGCGATCAGGTTGGTGCATTCGGCCTCCGGCTTGCGGAGGATGCGGGTGCAGGCGCCCTTGAGCCGCTCCATGTCGATGCGGTAGCCGGTCTTCTGGCCGTCCTTGAGGTTGGGGTTCTTCTCGTAGCCCGGGAGGATGCGCATGTAGGCGCCGCGCCACTGGAGGGGCTCGGTGCGGGCCGGGTCGTAGCCCGGGGCGCCCTCGGCCGGCGACCACTCGTAGTCGAAGGCCACGAGGGTGAGGGGGATCTTGGCCCCGTTGACGGTGACGTCGCCCGGCTTCAGGGAGACGCCGCGGAGGATGCAGTCGTGGCTGCCCTGCGGCGGCCACTCGCGGTCGCCCGTGGAGGCGGCGGACTCGGCGTACGCCTGGTTCGCGGCCTGGAGCATGGCGACAGCCTGGGGATCAAAGTTACTCATAGGGAACTCCTAAGGGGATGGGAAACCCAGACCACGCGGTCTGAGTGGAAGCCCTCACGTCGGTGAGGGCGGGGTGACTCGGAGAGCGCGGGCCTCGTTGTAGGCCTTCGCGTAGGCGGCCCAGCCGTCCTGCTCGGGCAGCCTGATGTCGCCGATGGGGACTCGGGACTTGGAGATCGCGGAGAGGTTGGGCATCGAGTAGGTGAGGATGTAGTTCTTGCAGGGCTCGGAGATGCGGCGGGTGGACTGGCGGGTGCTGCCGTCACGGTTGGTGATCGTCTCAGTCTTCACGAAGTCGCGGGTACCGGGCGTGGTGTTCACGACGGCCGACAGTTCAAACAATGGGAAGATGCGCTTCCAGAGGCCGGGCCCGCCCGCGAAGTCCAGTTCGGTGGTGAAGAGGTCCTCACCGATGGGGATCTTGGTCTGGACCACGTGGCCGATGACGTAAACGCCGTAGCCGGACGCCGAGAGGTCGCAGATGGTGGCGCAAATGATGTCGTAGAGGGCGGTCCAGGAGGCCTTACCTTCGAGGGCCCTCCAGTGAGCGGCGGGTCCCTTGTCCGGGGATCGCAGGTAGAGCTCGACGGCGGCCGGGGGGATCCACGTGAAGAGAAGCTGGACCCACGCCGAGAGGCTGTCGAACACGATGGTTTCGGGGCGGGGAGCGTTGGCGGCCGCGAGCTCCTTGAGGATGGTGATCTTCTCCTGGACGGCGGGCCACGTAAGGACGATGGGGACACCGGATTCGTTGATGGGGCGGCCGGTCTTGGGGTCGATACCGGGCCAGAGGGTGGCCTGGGGGTTGGGGGTCACGGTGCTGGAGAGGTCGAAGTTGAAGATGTAGGCGCCCGGGTGGCTCTGGAGGAGGGCGGATTTGCCCGACCCCGGGAGGCCCAGGATGAGGGCCTTGATGCGCTCGGGGGGCGCGATCATGTGGCCCGTGTAGCCGCCGAGGCGGCCGTACTTGGTCTGGAGAGTGGTCCCGGTGGCGAGGGTCGTCATGAGGTGATTCCTGGGAGGTTGAGGGCGCCGGCGGTGGGGTCACTCATGCTGAGGTCAAACCCCGGAATAACGGTGCGGGGGCGAACCGGCCCCCCATCAGGGGCCGGTGAGCCCGACAGAGCGGCTTCCAGTTCGGGCGGGATGCCCCGGGAAGTAGCGCCTTCCATGGCGCCGGGTCCCCGGAGTTCAGGCGGCACGAAGCCTGCCTTCTCATTGTCGAACAGGATGTCGTCCCCTACCATTGAACTGTCCCCTCCCATCACCGGAGGGGGGTTTGCGTGGGGTGGGTGGCTGATGAGGTGGGAGGGGACGGTCTGGGTCACTCCGAAGGGGTTGACCTGGCGGGGGCCCTGGAAGAGGGGCAGGATGTTGAGGTCGCGGAGCCACTCCCGGAACTGGGCCAGGGAGACCGAGCACTGGTGGCGTTCCTGGAAGCGGTGGTAGAAGTCGCCGATGCTGGAGAGGGGGATGTCGGCGGCCTGGGAGAGGGCAGGCTTGATGACGAGCTGGAGGATGGCGGGGCCGAACACGTTCTTCCAGGTCTCGTGGCGGGCGCGAAGGGGTTTACGAGGGGTCTTCCGGGTCGGAGTCTTCTTGGAGGTCTTCGGGGTCTTCTTCGCCATGGGGTTCCTCGGTGTCGCGGTGGGCCACGATGAAGCCCTCGCGGGCCATGATCTCGGGCCAATGGTGGACGGGGTTGATCGCGAAGTGGCCCCAAGGGGTGAGGCGACCCTTCGCGGAAAACTCGGAGGCGTCGTATGGGAAGTTGTCGGGGGTGGGTTCGCAGGTCGCGTAGGAGTGGATCAGGGAGAGGCGCGCATCATACGAGGGATAGAGGGGGTTGTCAAGGATTGAGAGGGGGGTGAAGGAAATGTTGACGGGGGGCTCCGAGTCGCGGGTGGGGGCCAGGTGAGAAAACTCGTGGGTCCCCTGGAACCAGTGATCGCATCGGGTCAGGTAGATGTCGAGGGAGGGCTCGCCGTAGTACTCTTTCTCTTGGCGGGTGATGCCCTTGTTCTTGCCACGGGAGGGGGTGAAGTCCACGAGTTGGTAGGGGCGATCGTTCTGGCCGAACGTGATCGTGGGCTTCTGGATCGCGATGTGCATGATGCCCCCGATGCGGATGTCGTCGGGGAGGTTGAAGGCGGTGAGGTGGCCGGCCGCGAGGGCCTCCCGGAGGACGTGGAGGTAGTGGGCGGCCTGGAACTCGTAGGCGCACAGGGAGAGGCGGACCGTGGGGGGCAGGGACGTGGACTTGAGGTCGACGATCCAGAGCTCGTTGCGGACGGTGTTGTGGAGGAGGGTGTCGAAGACGGCCTTCAGGGGCGGGCCTTCGAGATGGGAGGGGACCGTCTCCGTGTGTTCGCGGGCGAGGAGTCGCCAGTGGGGACGAGAGAGGTAGCTCCGGAAGGAGCCGATGTCGGGGTGGATGGTGACCCGGGCGGCGGACCCGTACCAGGCGAGGGCGGTCTGGGCGTCCCGTTCCTCACGGGCCAGGATCGTGGAGGTGGTCTCGGAGTCGAGGCCCCGGGCCTTCGCCTGGATGCGGAGCTCCCCGAGGCGTTCCTGGAGGACGTGGTTGTAGAGGACGGGGGCGGGCCCATCCCGGAAGGAGGTGGTGCCCGTGAGGGGGTCGAGCTCGAAGGCCTTGTGGAGCCACGAGCCCCGGGAGAGGGCCTCCGAGTGGGAGAAGGTCTTCGTGAGGCCGAGGCGGCGTGTCAGGTAGTACGTGAAGGGGGAGGAGGTGCAGAGCTTGAGGTCGGAGCTCCTGATGGGAGGGGACGTCGGGACGATGCCGTGGTGGGCCAGGAACGGCAGGGCATCACGGCCCCGATCGGGTCGGGGGATCGGAGGGGTCTCGGGGGGCATGGGAGTTTCCTGGTGGATGGGAGGGGACGGATCGGGGTGGGTTAGCCGATGCCGGTGCCGGAGCCGCCGCCGGTGATGATGATGGGCCAGCGGCCGGGGCAGCCGGTCAGGAACGTGAGGGCCCCGAGGGCGGAGAGTCCGATGGCGATGCGGACGATCCACTTTTCCTTGCGGAGGGTGCGGGCCTTCTGTTCGCGGAGGTGGCGGGTGGGACGGATCAAGGGTTGCACGGGTTGCATGGCGGGTTCCCTTTGATGATGGGAGGGGACGCTCTTACGGGAGATCGTCGGCCTTCTTGACGGCCTTGATGGTGGCCTTGTCCCGGTCGTCGGCGTGGCGGGCGATGGCGGCCTTGGCGGCGCTCTGGAGGTCGCCGGGGAGGTCGGAGATGCCGGCGGTCACGGCGCGGACGGCCTCGTGCATGGACTTGCCGTGGCGTTCGGCCCACAGGTAGAGGAGGACCGCGACGACGCCGGCGCCCACGAGGAGCCACAACAGCCACGGGAAGATGCCGACCGCGATGAGGCAGCCGCCGATCGCGAGGAGGCCGATGCCGGTGCGGGGGTAGAGCTGGAGCGCGAAGCTGGCGACGCCGCCCAGGACGCAGAGTCCGCCCAGGATGATGAAGATCGAGATGCCCGCGATGGAGGCCGTGGAGTCACCGGAGGCAGAACCACCCGAGCCCTTGCCAACGTCGGGGAGATTCAGGGTTGGGGCGCCGCTATCGAACTTCTGGTCGAGCTTGTCGCCGTTTGCGGAGGCACCCGCGCCAGTGGCTTCACCCTTGACACGTTTCTTGACCACGCCGGGTTCCGAAACGGTGATTTTCTCCGTGAGCGGCTTCCCCTCGGGCGTGAACCCGACAACGCGCTCGTTCACGGCAACCTTCGGGGTGTATTCGGCTTCCTGCTCGATGTGTGTGGAGGCGGGCGTGACGCGGGTGGTGGCCCCGCAGCCGGATCCGCCCAGGAAGATCGCCGTGAGGAGGACGGCGACGATGAGGGCCGCGAAGATTTCGAACCACCAGGAGGCGATCCGGAGGAGTGTCACGTGGGTGCGGTGGGTCATGGGGTTCTCACACGTTGATGGTGCGGATTTCTTCGCGGCGGTACTCGTACGCGTTGGCGTCGTTGATGGCCCGGCCCATGTTCCAGATGCAGGCGGCGGCGATCGCGGCGCCCGTGCTCCGGGGGTGGATGGAATCGTAGTGGAGCCACCAGGGGGTGTTGTAGAAGGAACCGGCCGTGCCGGCGGATGCGCCGCCACTGGTGTCGACGGGGACCGTGAAGGTGGTGGGACCGGTAACGGTGGCGATGCGCTTACCGTCGATGGTGACGGAGGAGTTGGAACCTGAGATGGAGATTTGCTGCTGGTCGCAGAGGCCGTGGGGCGTGGAGGTCGTGACGACGGCGGGGTTGGCCTTCGTGATGGAGGAGATGGAGATGGCGGTGGGGTAGGGGTTGGCGGGCATGATGTCATGGACGGAGATGAAGGAGCAGTTGGGGCGCTCGCGGGAGAGTTCGTAGAGGGCCTGGGAGCGGAGGGCGTTGTAGGCGTCGGTGCCGCCCTCGTAGCCGGAGACCAGGAGGTGGAGGTGGTCGTAGACGCCGAGGGCCGCCATGTGCGCGTCGAGCTTGTCGAGGATGGCGGCGACGTTGGCCTTGTAGACGGAGTAGCCGCTGGCCGCGTAGTCGGTGGTTTCGGCGGTGGTGGCGTTCTGGCCGTACCAGTGGGTGAATCGGTTGGGGGTGAGCGCGGCGTACTGGAGCCAGCCTCGCACGTAGGTGTCGGCGGTGGTTGGGGAGCCGCCCCCGGCCAGCATGGCCAGGATGTCGGCGGTCGTGAAGGCGCCCACGGCCATGTACGACTGGTAGTAGCCGGGGATGCGGACGCCGCTGCTGGAGCGGTAGATGGCCATGCCCATGACATGGAGGTGGAGGCCGCTATCGACGCCGGCGGTCGAGGTGATGATGATGCCGGGTGGGCGGGAGGCGGCGTTGGCCGCGGAGGTGCGGGTGTACTCGCAGTAGGCGACGCCCTCGGTGGTGTTGATGGTGTAGAGGGAGGGGGTGCCGTCGGTGGCGGCGTCGCGACGGAGTCCGATCTTGAGCTGGCCAGAACCGTTGTTGGTGGGCTTGGAGTGGTAGATCATGCGGACGGTGACTTCCCCGGTGTAGGGGTTGCCGTTCGCGTAGTTGTTGAGGTCGGTCTTGTTGGCGCCGTTCGAGCCGAAGTCCATTCGATAGAGGGTTGAAAGGTCGGCAGGGTCGCCGGTGACTTGGAGGTCAAGACAGAGCCCGATGCGCCAGAGAGTGGACCCATCAGCGGCGGGAGTTGCGGAGCCTGAGTACTGGTTGGCGGTTGTGGTGCTGTTGGCGTTGTTGGCGGTGGACCAGGTGGTGTCCTGGTAGATGAAGCCGAGGTAGTCGGCCTGGGGGACGGAGCCGCTAGACCAGTTGGTGCCGGTTGGGCCGTCCTTGGAGCCACGGTGGCATTCGCCGGAGTAGCTGGAGACCCGGAACATGCGGGCCTTGCCCTGCCCGAAGGTTCCGACCAGGTTGCCCTCGGTGGACATGGAGTCGCCGATCTGGCAGTCGCGGAAGTCGGCGCCGGTGTAGAGGCCGGCGGTCCACTGGGCGAGCTTGTAGGAGATGGGGTACGCCATCAGTGGGAACCTCCGGTGAGGTGGGGCGAGATGAGGGATCCGATGAACGCGAGGAAGCCCACCACGAGGGCCCCGATGGCAGTGTTGCGGATGAGCTGCCAGGTCTCCGTGAGCTGGGTGGACTGGGACTCCAGCTTGAGGATGCGGCCGACGACGCCGGGGTCGTTGGGGCCGTCACCCCGGAGGAGCTTGAGGACGTCGCGGAGATCGTTGCGGACATCCTCGATGGTGTCCTGGTGGGGGCACACGGGGAGGTCGAGCGATTTGGTGGGGGGTTCCTTGGACATGGCTCCGGGTGGGTCGGGGGCCAATGGTTTCGGATGTGGTTAGGAGTGCAGGAAGCCGATGAGCATCGCGGCGGTCGCGACGTCGTGGGCCTGCGTGGGGAGGAAGACGATCTGGGGGAGCCCCTGGGTGTAGAGGTAGCGGGGCGTGAGGGAGGCCTGCTGCTTCGTGGAGGAGGCCGTGGAGTCCTTGTCGGCGGACTTCGTGTTGTCGAAGGTGACGAGGGTGGCTGTGGCGGCGTTCAGCTCGCGGAGCTGGATCCAGAGCCCGGGCACCGTGACGGTCGCGGTGCCGGCTTCGTTGCGGCGGTTGCGGGCGGAGCCGAGCACGGAGTCGTCGAAGGCGGTGGAGTTGATGACGGAGGGCTTGGCCTTCAGGGCCTGCTCGTCGCCCGTGAAGGGGAGGAAGCCGAAGAAGTTGCCCTTGAGGGGGGTGGTGGGAGCGGTATTCCCGGAGATCAGCGGGAAGGCGCACAGCCAGGGGAGGCCGTCCGGGTTGTGCATCACGACGAGGTTGGTCTCGGTGTCGAGGGCGCCCGCCGGATCATCAGGGTCCGAGGGGAGCGTGCCCTTGGTGTCCTTCCAGAGAACCATCGGGGGCGTGGCCACCGCGATGTTCCGGGTCATGTGGCTGACGACGATCGGCCTCACTGAGATGTCGTTGGACATGGCAGGCTCCGGCGATGAGCTTCGAGACGAGCCATTCCCCGGCGGCGCGACGGGCCGAAAGGGACGCGGTCGGCACGAGCATCAGTTCGACATTGTACTCCCGGAGCGTGGAGAGGAGGAGGTCCCGGACCAGAAATGGAGGAGGCGGGGGACGTTTGTTGTGGGAGCGGAGGGTGTTCGCGAGCGTGAGGGGATCGCCTTCGAGGAGGAGGACGGGGTGCTCGCAGGAATCACGGAGGCGTGAGAGGGCTTTCAGGAAGCGAGGACGGTCGGGGCCCATCAGGTTGGACGAGAGTTCCGTGAGGTGGCCCTTGCGTTCGATCAGGCAGGCCCTCTCGAACCCTTCGAGGGCGTAGTCCCCCGTGATGAGGGTGGTGTGGCGGACCGTGACGCGGACCGTGAGGGAGCGGGGCGAGTCGGGGGAGCTGCCGCGATCCCACACCGGGAGGTACTCCGGGATGGGGAGGGGACGCTTCTCACGGGCGTCAACCAGGATGACCAGGGACCTGTTCACGAGGGGGTCTGTTGGGAGGGGACGCGGTCGAGGACGGCTTTGAGGTTGGCGGGGGTCTGGGAAAGGTGATCGCAGAGGTCGGGGTGGGGCTCGCCCCGGAAGAAGATGAGGAGATTGAGGGTGTCGCGTTCGGCCTGGGTGTTGGGTGGGATGGGGTCGTTGGAGGGGAGGTGATGGCGGGCGCGGAGGGCCTCGATGTCGCGGGGCTTGAGGTTCGTGAGGCGGGCGGTCTCCTTCGCGGAGAAGCCTTCACGGAGAAGTTGGATGGCGCGTGCCGCCTTCGTCATAGAACCGTCCCCTCCCATCGGGAGACGGGAGGGGCGGGAGATTGAGAGAGACAGGGGGAGTGTATCAGGCGACGAGGGTCAGGGGGCCGGTGGGAGCGGGCGCCTTGGGGGCCCGGGCTTTCCGGAGATGCTTGCGGGCGGCCTTCGCCTTGGCCTTGGGCTTGGCCTTCGCCTTCGGGGG